CGGATCGACCCGAGTTGGCCGTTGAAGTTGTAGGGGAAGATCCGTACGCCCACGCCGCCGTGCTGAAGTACGAGGCCCCGGCCGATGTAGATCGCCGCGTCGAAGAATGGGAAGCTGCCGTAGAGCATCACGTCGCCGGGATAGAGCTTCGCGCCGAACGGCACCGGGCGGCCTTGCAGGGCGAGCGTCCCGGTGTACCCGACGACCGATCCGGGGCCGAAGTAGCCGACCGCGGGGCCTGCTCCGGCCTGGTACTCGACGAAGATCACCATGCCGCTGCAGTCGGTGGCGGGCGGGATGCCGGGCCAGCCTGCGCCGTAGTTCTGGCGGCTCGCGCTCTGCGAGTAGGAGAGCGTGTTGCCGCCGACGAGCGCGACGTGCTGCGCGATACGCACGACGGCGTTGCGGTACGCGTCGACGTAGCGGGCGTGCGCGTAGACGATCAGCCTGCCGCGCGCCCGGAACGTGTACCCGCCGCGTGCTACGAGCTGGCGGTGCGTCGCGAGCGTGTACCTGCCGGTCGGCTTGTAGTGGATCGAGCGCTGGAACGCCGCTACCTCGTGCGCCGTGACCTTCCCGTAGCAGGGCGCGACCTTCTGCCGCGCCAAGCGGAAGTGCTTGCGGATCAGCGCGCGATCCAGCTCGCTGATCGCCGGGCCGCAGCCATGCAGGTTGAACGGCCCGACGTACGGCACGACCGCCCGTTTCGGGTGCGCTTTGGCCTCGGCTTGGAGGACGCCGTAGACGTTCCCGGCGGTCGTGGCCGCGCCACTGTAGAACAGGCTCCGCGCGGCGAGCGTGCCGCCCGCGAGCGCCGCGAGCACCACGAGCGTCGCCGCTACGCCCTGCCAGTGCTGCCGAGACGGCTTCCGGGGTGTCATCCGAAGACCCGGGTCAGGAGGTACCCGGCGGCCGCTCCGAACAGCAGGCACGCCGCGCAGATCCACAGCATCTGGGATTGGGTCGAGCTGATCAGGTTCCCGAGCGTGACCGCCTGCGCGTCCTGCGCCTCGTCACGATCCGCGAGGTCACGCGCCTCCGCGTCCTCACGCGCGTTCACCGCGACGATCGCCGCGACCTGGGATTCGAGCGTCTCGATGCGCGTCAGGATGCCGGGGTCGTCGGGATTCGTCGACACACCCGCATTGTGATCGGCGCCGCGCCGCGCGTGCGCTTTCAGGTCTTGATTATGTAGCTCAGCGTGATGTAGGGCGGCATATTCTCGTGCGACGACGCGGCGCTCGACCCCGCGATCGCATGACCGTGGTTCCCGGGGTTCGACAGGCTCGGGTCGAGCGCGTACCCGCCGCCGCCGGTCGTGACGTTCGCGCCCGTGCCGGTGCCGTTCGTGAGCCACGACCCGCCACCGCCCGGCGCGTGCACGTGCGCGCCCGCGTCGACGTTCGTGGACACGGCCTTCTGCGCGGCCTCGGCCGAGAGCAGCGTGTACCGCTCGACGCCACCCGTGTTCCCGATCGCGTGCGGATCGGTCACGACACGGCCCGCGCCCGCGTCCGTCCCGAACACCGTCCGGCCGCGCAGGTCAGGCAGCGTGAAATGCGTCGCGTCGACGGAGCCGTACGTCGAGCCGAGCAGGCCGAACAGCGCCGCGTACGTCGCGCGCAGCTGACTCGACCCGTCGCAGATGAGCCACGTCGCGTCCGGCGGCGTCGCCATCGGGAACGGGCAGACCTGCCCCACGGGCGGCTGAATGTCGTACCAGTTCGTGCCGTCCGAGATGTAGGAGCGCTTGTAGTCCGTCGCCCAGTAGATCTTGCCCGCGATCGCGCTCGCCGCGGGCCGCGCCGCGAACGTCCCGCTGGCGTACGCGAGCGTGAGCACGTCGAGCTGCCCCGCGAGCACGCCCATGTCGGCCGGGACGTCCGCGGTCGCGCTGCTGACCGGGTACGTCAGGCCGAGCCGCGTCGTGTTCGTCATGCCGTGCTCCTCGTCTTTCGGTATGCCGCACGACAGGTACGGCAGTGACGCTGGCCGCCGGGGCTTACGTACAGGTTTTCGCCGCTCATCGGATGGCCGATCGTGCACGTACCGGCGCGATGCGCGACAGCGCTCGGCGCTGCGCCGCGCGCTACGTTCTCGCGATGCGTGACTAGCTCTAGGTGGGCCGGATTACAGCACGCGCGATTGCGGCAGAGATGGTCGATCTCCATGCCCTTCGGAATCGGTCCGTGTACCGCTTCCCACGCTACGCGGTGTGCATACGTCGAGCCGCCGTACTTCCCGCCGCGCCCGATATATCCGTAGCCGTTCGGCATTACCGCGCCGGTGAAGTGGAGGCAGCCGTCGTCGCCGCGCCGTAGCTTCGTGGCGAGCCTCTCGGTGATCGGCTTGCGGGTGGTATTCACGAGCCCCTCGTTTTGAGGTCCAAGTAATTTGTGTACGTGGCTTTGACCGTAGCGTACGAGCCGCGGGCTTTCACCTGCGTGTAGCTCGTGTTCGCGCTGGCGCCGCCTGCGCCGTTGAACGTCACGATGATCCCGGCGGGCTTCACGGCTACGATCGCGGCGAGCGTCGCGGTAACGCTCGGCACCTCGCCTGCGGCGGCCGTGAACGCGACCGTCCACGCGTCGCCGCTGCGCTCCGTGTAGCTGACGGTCTTCGAGCCCGTCATCGTGGCCTGCGCGGCGCTGATCATCGCGGCGAGCGTGCCCCGGGCGAATCCGGAGTGCCCGAGGATCTGGGCGCGCTGGGTCGCGTCGGGCTGGGTCGTGTCGACCGTGACGCCCGCGAACTGGCCGAGCCACGGGAGCTGCGCCAAGGGCGCGTTGTTGGCGTCCATCGCGACGCCCCAGCCGGGCACGCCCGGCGCGTCCCTGACGATCACGTCGACCGGGTCGATCATCCTGCTGCACGCCTCGACGTAGAGCAGCAGCGGCCAGCCCGCGGCCTCGTCGCCGCCCGCGACGGGCTCCAGGAGCGCGTAGACCTGGTTCGCGAACGCGCTCACGACGGGTCGCGCCATTACGTCGTGGTGCCCGTGACGTTGCCGTACGTCGCTGTTGGCGCAAGGCCCGAGAGGGTCAGGTCGGTCGTGCCACTCGGGAGGCTCAGGCCGCTCCCGACGCGTACGCTGACGCAGCGGTCGACGCCCTGCACGTTACTGATCACGGTGATCAGCTCGTTCACGTACACGAGGCCCTGCACGCGCCAGCCCGACTCGGAGCCGTCGCTCGGCGCGCTCCACGTCGCGGGGTTCAGGTACGCCTGGAGCGCCGCGATCACGGCCGCGTTCACGCTCGCGGTCGCGTATCCGACTTGCGCCTTCGCGGTGAAGTCGACGCTCACGACGTTCGAGGTGGGGTCGCCGACGTAGATCAGGAAGTTCACCTCGCGGCGGCTCTGGAGCAGCGCGAGCGCCGCCGACTTCGCGGCCGCGGACACGGCGCCGCCCGCGGCGTTGAACGCGATCACGGTCACGGTCTTCTCATGCGCGCCCGTGCCGAGGTTCAGGTCCCACTGGTCGATCGCTAGCGCGTGCACGATCTCCGCGCTCGCGCTGCGCGCCATGACCGCGAAGTCCTGCGCGGTGATCGGCCGTGGCGCGATCAACTGCGCCGTGTCGCGCAGGCGCGAGAGGTACGCGTCATCCGTCTCGGCGTCCGTACCGCCCGTCGTCACGGCCGTCGTCGCGACCGCCGCGACGAACGCGAGCGAGTCGCTCATCTGGCCCGCCCCGGCCGTGATCCCGTTCCCGACGATACCCGTGTCGTTCGCGTTCAGACTGCCCGACTGGCTCGTCGATCCGGGCGCGATCACGATATCGCTCGCGACGCTGAACGCGTGCTGCGTCGCGTCCGCCGCGGTCAGGATCACGACCGTCCCGGCGGGCACCGTGTACCCCGCGGTGTCGACGGCCGTGAACGTCACGGGAGCGCTCGCGGGCGCGCCGGAGAGCGGCGGGATGCCGAGGATCTGCGTGCCCCAGAACGAGAAGATGCCCTGCGCGACGAGGCCCGTGACGTCGCGCGTCTCGGCCGCGACCCGGCTGAACGCCTGGATCATCCACACGTCCAGTTCGCTCGGGATCGGCAGCCAGCCGGGCGCGACGACGCCCATCTCCGTGTACGCGATCTGCGCGACCGCGTCCGGGTCGGTCGAGAGGCCGAAGTCGATGTAGGTCATGCTCCGCCTTCTGCTCGGTCGACGAACACGCGCAGGTGCGATTCGAGGCGCGCGATCAGGTTCGGGTCTTCTTCGATCGCGACGAGCGCGCGCGGCTCGCTGCGCTCCAGGGCCTTGATCAGCGCGTCGATGTTCGTCGGCAGGACGGCGAAGTCCTCGGGCCTGGCGCCGAAGTCGGGCTCGTCGACGCGGTACCCGAATGGCGTCACGATCGCGACGCCGACGCAGGATTGGACGTCGTCGCCGCTGCCCTGCTCGTTACTGGCCGCGTGCCCGTTCGCGGCGAACCGGAACGGGAATGCGAGGTGCGGATTGACCAGCGCCACGCGTCATAGCGTACGTGCAGGCGTTGCGGGCGTGCGCGTCACGCGGTCGCGAGCCGCGACTCGTCCGAGTCGCTTGGCGTGGCGGGGAGCGGCGCGCGCGGCGGGGCGGATAGCTCGGCGTGCATCGCGAGCTGGGTCGAGCAGCCGGTGCAGTAGTCGCGGCCGGGTCGCGCGCGGCGCCGGTCGCAGTAGCGGCAGTGGACAGCGATCGGCGCATTCATAGGTCACGATCATACGCGGAGCGTCGGCTGCTTATAGCTCGCAGGGGAAGGACGCGGCGAGGTTGATGTAGGCCGGGGCCGTCGTGCAGACGACCGTACCCGCCGCCTGGTAGTAGAGCAGCGTGGCGACGCCCACGGCGTTGACGGCGTGGGCGTATTCCGTGACCGGGCGGAAACCCGCGGGCAGGGTGAACGCTGACGCGCCTGCGGTGCCCGCGGCCATGTAACCCGTGGTGTAGACGAGCGGGCCGATCTTGCGGTACTGGCAGGTGTCGCCGGTGTGGTTGCTCCACCCGTTTGTGAAGGTGACGGCGATCCAGCCGGTGTCCTGCGTACCCGCGACGATGCTCCAGTTCGTGCCGTCCGCGAGCAGCGTGACGAACGCGCCGGACTTTCCGAGCGTGATGCTCGTCGCGGCGGAGGCCACGCCGGGCCCGAGGATCGCGCCGCTCGGCGTGCTAATCGTCACGGGCGCCGCGCCCGTACCGTTCACGCTCCTGACGCCCACGATGCGGCCCGCGGTCGGCGCGGGCAGGGTCACGGTGAACGATCCCGTGCAGGCCACGTAGTCGCCGCTCACGGCCGTATACGCGGCGCTCTTGGCGGTCATCGTCAGGGCCGGGGGGAGCAGCGCCCCGGCGGGCCACGCACCCGCGGCCTTCGGCGAGTATAGGAGGCCCGTGGCCTTGTCGATGTACGCGTCCGCGTCGCGGCCCGTGCCCGCCGCGGGCACGCCCGTGCCGACCAGGAAGCTCGGCGGGATCACGGGCGTGACGAGCGAGTGAGCGGCGCCCCACGCGCCGAGGTGCTTCGGCCCGTACCACGCGTTATTGGTCGTGTCGAGTGCGAGGTCTCCCTCCGCGCCGAGGCCCGCGGCGGGCGCACTCGTGGTCGTGTACCACGTCGCGGCGGTCACGAGCGTCTCGTCCGTCCCGACGAGCCACTTCTCGTCACTGAAGATCCCGACGGCGCACCGCGCGCCGACGAGCGGCGCCTCGCCCTCCGCGAACGGGCGATGCTCCAGCGGCCCCCACTCGTATCCGTCGAACCCGTCGATCTCGCACCACACCTGCGCGCTCGCGCCGCTCCCCGAGACGCGGTTGATCGTGCCCGCCGCGAGCCGCGGCTCGCTGCTCGTCGACTCCTGCGCGGACAGGGGCAGCGCGTCGTCGATGAACGGGTCGTGAGGCATCCCGTCAGGCTACTTCGAGAGGCCCTGGACGAACGCCTGCATGTCCCACCCGTGGACGGGCGGCGGCCCGCCCTGCTTCCCGTCATAAATCGTCCCGAACGCGGCGCCGTTGCCATCCTGCGCGAAGCCCACTTCGATACCCGGCGCCTGGCCGGAGCCAGTCGCGTACGCGATCTGCTGCCCCTTCTTGATCCGCACGCCCTTCCCGATGCCCGGCTGGATCGTAATGTCCTCGGCCATGTAGACGTACTGGCCGCTGCGCGAGCCGCTGGTCATCTGGTAGACGAGGATCGCGCCGATACCGGGCCAGCCGGTACCGCCCGGCGCGACGCGCGTGACGACGCCGTCCGCGAGCGCGAACAGCGGCCCCGCTCCCGTGAAGTCGATGCCCTGGTCGGGCCCGACGTACTTCGCGCCCGTGATCAGTGCCGAGAACGATCCGCCGCCGGTACCCGGGGCGCTCGCTCCGCCGCCGCCCGGCGCGAGCGGGCTTGACGGCGCGAACGGCCCCGACGTCGGCAGGACGCTACCGTCGCTCGCGACCACGCTGCCGGTGCTCGACGTCGGCGTCGGGTCGGCGGCCTCCTTCAGCGGCACCTTCGGCCGCGTGAGCTTCACGGTCAGCAGGCTCGGCTTCTTCAGGTCGGCGCTGACGGTGTCGACGAGCCACGACCCGTTCGCGGGGCCGAGGTCGTGCAGGTCGATCACGCTGCCCGGCGGGCAGCTCCACGCCTTCGTGTCGACTTCGAGGTCGACGGTGCTCACGCGCTTGCCGACGTCAATGTCGTAGTCGAGCTTGTGCACGCCGTCGACGCCCATGTTCAGCGACAGGCGCGGCTCGCCCGCGAGCAGTCGCCGGTCGCCCATGAAGTAGAGCACCTCGCCGACCACGAAGCACCTGTAGTTGACTTCGCGCGCGATGCGCTGCATGGCCGTCCAGGAGTCCTCGGGCGTGTGCGGCGAGCCGCGGTGGAACGTGTGCGGCTTGTTGCTCGCGGGGTTCTTGCCGAGCAGGTCGGGCGCGTTCACGCCCAGGCCGTAGCGGGCCGCGTCGGGGCCGAGGAACAGGCCGACGGTGTTCTTCGCCTCGCCCTCCCAGGGGCCGTAGTTCGACGCGCCGTTCGACGCCTTCCCGGCGCCGCTACCCTGAACGGCCTGCACCATCGCGTAGAGCGGCGTGCCCTTATACGCCGGATTCGTCGTGATCTTGTGCAGGCGCTTATAGAACTCCTGAGTGGCGCGCACGATATCCGTACGGTCGTACCCGGTGTAACCGCCCTCGGGCGTCTGCTGGAAGATCCCGACGCTGGAGCCCGACCCGCCGCTGGGATTGCCCGCGCTCGTCTCGGCGGTGACGCACATCACGGCCATGACTAGTTCCGCGGTCGTCGGGCGCGGCGAGAACGCCAGGATCGTCTTCAGGACGACGTTGATGTTCTGCGTCTGCTGGCTGGTCGCGGCCGCGCCCTTGACCTTCACGTTCTTGTGCGCGAGGCCGGGGTCGCGCGCGACGGCCGCGTTCGACGCGGCGACGCTCGTCGAGTGCTGAGGTATCGCGGCGCCCGCGCCGCCGCCCGGGTCGACGGGCGCGTAGAGCGTCACGCCCGGCAGGTCGTGCATCTTGCCGTCCGCGCCCTTCGCCTTCTCGCTCAGGAACCAGCGGATCGCGCCGACGGCGCTGATCGTGCCCGCCTTCCAGGTCTTGTAGCCCGACCGGGCCGCGGTGCGTAGCTCCGCGACGACCGCGTCCTCGAACTCCAAGGCGAGTACGTAGCCCTGCTTCTTGACCCTGACCAGCTCGAACACGTACCCGCCGAGCCTGATCCGGCAGCGCTGCTGCAGGAGGCCACTGTTCAGGAGCCGTAGCTCGGGGTCGTGGATGCTGAGCTTCACGGTGCTCGCGCCCGTGATCGTGCTCTCGACCGCGGCCGCGGTGATCCGATTGTGAATGTCGTAGCGGAGCCAGTGGTCGCCGACGACGAGGCTCGCGAGGCCGTTCGCGCTCGGCGGTATCCACGCCGCGTCGCCGGGCAGCGCCAGGAGCAGCGTGCGCTTCCGATTCTTCCCGAGGCCGGGCAGCTTGTACGGAATCCCGCGCGGCGGAGCGCTCGGGTCGGGCGTGACGATCGGCAGGCCCGTAAGCGGATCGACGGGCGCGAACGGGCTCGTCGTGTTCGCCATCTACTTCGTCTTCGGTGGGAGAACGAGATGCATCCCGCGCGTGACGTTCCGCGGGTCGTTGTGCAGGCTCGGGTTGAGCGCCAGGATCTCGCTCTTGCGGAGACTCGACCCGAGCTGGTCGGCCGCGATGTGATCGAGCGTGTCGCCCGCCTTCACGAGGTACGGCCGCGTGTTCTTCGCCGCGGCCTTCGCTGCGCGCGTCGGCGTCGACGCGAGCGGCTCGCTGACGTGCTGCAGGAACGTCACGGTCACGAACTGCTGGTGCCTGTCACCCGACGCGAGCATCAGGCTCGCGCCCCACGCGATATCGCTGATTACCCACTGCGCGTTCGCGGTCGCCTTACTGAACGGGCCGGACACCTCGATGATCGGGGGCGGCACGAGCGGCTGCGGGGTGAGCGCCATCTCCTCCAGGCGGTCACAGTCGCCCTCGATGCTCGTGCGCTGCGCGCCGCCGTCGAGCACGAGCGCGACCGCGAGCGTAAACGGCGCGGACCCGTCGAACTCCAGGACGCCCTTGCGGCGGACGCGCTGGAGTACCGTCCAGCCGCCGTACCCGCCGGAGGGTTGGGGCCGTGTCGCGTCGAGGAAGGCGGTCACGCTGAGCTTCGGCGGCGTGACGCTCGTGATCGTGACGCTCTGCGAATCGCGGATCGTCGCGGGCGTCGGCGCGGTGCGCTGCACGGCGCCCGCCGGGGTCGGGTGGACGGGCGTCGCCTGCCCGCCGCGCGCCCTCACGACGGGCCGCGTCATCGCCGCGCTCCGGCGGTCGAGTTGTACTCGTTCACGGCCGTCGCGATTTCCTTCGTGTCGAGGTAGACGTGCGTATGGATCGCGTCCGGATGCTGAGCGAGCGCCATGCCCGCGCGCGGCCCCGTGACGCCGCCGACGCTCGCGACGACCGGGCGCGACTGCACGCTCGGCACCGTCCGCGCAGCCGCGTGCGCGGACTGCGACCCGAACGGGTTATGGACGTGCAGGTCGGGCCCGCCGAACCAGGACAGGTCGATCTTCCCGAGCGACGCGTTCCACATGTCGAGGATCGCGCTCATCGCGTGCCGGAACGTACGCGTCAGCCAGTCCCACATGTGCGCACCGGCGCCCGCGAGGCGCCCGGGGAGACTGCTCACGAACGAGACAATGTCCTGGAGGTGCGTGACGACGAGGATGCCAGCGGCGATCCACATCGAGAACGGCGCGATGAGGATCGCGCCGATCAGCGCCCAGTGGTCGCGGAGGAAATGGAACACGTCGTCGACGGCCTTGTGGAACCACGTCACGCGCGTATAGAGCAGGTACAGGCCGACGGCGAGCAGCGCGACGCCGACGACGATCCACGTGATCGGGTTCGCGAGCAGCGCGGTCGTGAACGCCCACACGGCGGTCGTGGCCGCCACGAGCGTCCCGGTTAGCGTCAGCGTCGCGAACTCGTACAGCCACACGGCGGCCGTGACCGCGTAGTACGCCAAGGCGTGAGCCCACGTCGAGACGAGCGAGAGCTGCTCCCAGACCCACAGCGCGGCCGTCTTGACGAGTAGCGCCCCGGTGTGCAGCGCCCAGAGCGCGACGGCTGCGGCGACGACGCCGAGCACGACCCCGAGCGGCTTCAGCACCCACGTGTTCCGGAGCACCCAGAGCGCGACGGTCGCGAACGCGCCCGCGAGCGCGGTCGCGCCGACCGTCAGCGGGTGAAGCTCGCGCGCGAGCAGCTCGTCGATCGCGAACTTCAGCTTCCCGAGCTGCCCCGGCAGCGTCTCGCCGAACATCCGCGCGGAGTCGCCGTACTTGTGGTGCAGCGTGTCGAGGATGAACACCTGCGCCTGCTCCGTCTGGCCCCGCGCGACGAGATCCTTGATGTACGACTTGTTCGCCGCGCTCAGGCTCACCCCGAGCCGCATCAGGCGCATCATGCCCGTCGCGGGATTGTCGAGCGCGAACCCGAGCGCTTTCGCGGCGCTCTCGGGGCCGGTGTGCATCGCGACGGCGACGTCGTTGGCCTCCTTGATCGCGTTCTGGAAGATCGCGCCGCGGACGTTCGTGAAGCCAAGCATCCGGTTCGCGGCAGACTGGAGTTGCAGCGGGTCTTGGCCGGTCGTGGCGGCGAGCGACTCGGCCATCTTCTTGATCTGCTCGCCGGTGAATCCAGCGCTCGCGCCCGTCGACTTGATCTGCGCCTCGGTCTGCTTCATCACGACCGTCTGCTGGCTCATGAACGTCGTCGCGCGATGCAGGACGCCCACGAGTCCGAACGCGAGGCCGACGCCGAAGATCCCGGCCGTCCACTTCGCGGCGCTCCCGAACCGCATCATGCCCGTCGCGGCCTTACTCGACGCGATCGACGAGTCGAGCTGCGCGGCGTTCGAGCGCTGCACGTCCTTGGAGAGGCCGAGGATCTCGCCGCGCATCGCGCGGATCTTCGTCGCGAACACGCCCTCGCCGGTCAGCAGGAACCGGATCAGCACCGAGTCTTCGCTGACCGCCACGCTACCCGCCCATCACCTTGTTGACGGCGTTCCCGATCGCGGCCGCGAGCGCGTCCCGCTCATGCGCCCGCTCGGCCTGCGCGGCGGTCACGACGTCGTCGAGGACGCGAGCGAGGATCGGGTCGCCGCTGGTCAGCATCAGGATCGGGTCGACTCCGAAGTGCATTGCCAGGCCCACGCTCTCCAGGATACGTGGAGCCTGGCTCTCTATTCCCCCACGGCGTCCTCGACCGCCTTCCCGGCCTCGCCGCGGCTCCACAAGACGAGCTTCTCCGCGAACGCCGTGAACGGCAGCTTGTCCGTCGGCCGCGTGAGCAGGCCGAGCACGATCGCGCGCGGCCGCAGCGGCGCGCCCGTGGGGTCTTCGATGCCGAACATCAGCGCGAGGTTCTCGTCGAACCGGATCGGGCCCGAGAGCGTCTTTCCCGTCTCGCGCTCCACGACCGCCTGCAGCGGCTCGGCCGTCTCGCGACTATCCCCGTAGAGGATCTCGACGCAGTGCCGCGCGATCGAGTCGGCGGTCATCAGCAGGTTGTCGTCCATCGTCTCGACGCGGCGCTTGCGCGCCTCCTCGTAGTCGGGCACGTCGATCGGCGTGAACTTGCCCCAGAGCCCGTCGAGCCACGGCAGCGCGAGGATGATCGTGCGCTCCGCCATGCTCTTGTCGTACTCCGAGCGGAGCTGCGCGAGGATCGACCCCTGCGCGGCCGGAACAGCGGGCGCGGCGCCGCCCTGTAGCTGATCGTCGAACGCCGCGAGGTCAGCGGCCGCCGGGTCGGTCGTACTGGGCATGAGGGGCCTCCGCAGTCGGGGTGGACACCGGGAGGGTACAGACGACGGCCCCCGCAGGTGGCTCGGCGGGGGCCGTCGCGTCGCGGGTATCGGCAGAGTCCGCGTCCTCTCTGAACCTGTCCACCAGGCCCGCCGAAGCGATCCGAGTCTAGCGGGGGGAGCCCTTGGGGACGGGCCCGCCGACGAGCGGCGCGCGGATCCGGCCCTGCGCGAGCGGCGTCGGCAAGCCGTTCACGAGCTGGCCGGGCATCTGCCCGACCTTGCCCTGCGGCATCGTCTGCTTCGGCGGCGCCTTCTGCGCACCCGTGCGGCGACCCGTGCCGGGCTGCATCGAAACCTTCGCGGCGCTGCCCTGCGTCGGCTTCGGGATCGCCGGGCCCTTGCTGCCCTTGTCGCTCGCCTGCGGCTTGGAACTGGTCGTGCGGGTGAGCTTGCTCGTGGCTTTCGCCATCCGAGTCCTCCAGTTAGGTGGGTAGTCCGGCGCAGGAGATTTCGAGCGCGACGAGCGCCGCGGCGTTCCCGTTCGAGTCGGCCGCGGGCGGCGTGACCTTCTTCAACTGCCCCGCGTAGGACAATGCGGGCCCGCCCGTCGCGTCATAGTTCGGCGTCAGGTAGTGGATCGTCACGAGCGCGCGCGCCCGCCCCGCCCAGCGCATCCACTTCGCGATCGAGACGCCGTCGGAGTCGCGATTGCAGAGCTTCTCGACGATCAGGTTGCTGGTCGTCTTCGCGCCGCCGATGACGATCTCGTCGCCCTGCCCGCCACCCGGCCGGTACTTCGTCTCGCTGGAGTCGACGTCGCCGCCCGTCGCCTTGTCCCAGATCCCGAGCGGAATGTTCGCGCCGCTGTCCGGGTCGACGAGCGTGACGTGGACTGCGAACTGGTCTTGGCGCATGCGTTAGACCCCTGTCTGGCTGATCGCGACGTTCACGATGTTGACGGCGATCCACTGCGCGAACGGGCTGGTACGGAGCAGCATAGTGGCGTGCAGCTCGTTGTTCGCGATCGTCGTGATCGTGTTCCCGCTCGTGTCGACGCGGTACCCCGGATTGGCGTCGGAGCCGTAGATCGCTCCGGCGTCCTGCAGGGGCTTCAGCATCGCGTTGAGCGCTTCCGCGAACGTGTTGATGAGGATGCTCTTGCCGTCGATCGGCTGGAACATGAACGCCTCGGCGATCTTGCGGCCGTTGGCCTGCGCGTACATCACGAGCCGCGCGGAGCCGAAGTTCACCCACTGCGGCAAGGTCAGCGGGTTCGCGGCCGAGACGTAGTCGAACGTCGTCACGGCGCCGTTGCGGTTCCGGCCGATCGTGACGCCCGCCGCGGAGAGCAGCGCCCTGTCCGTGTCGATGTAGGACTGCGTGACGTCGAGCGGGTACGCGGAGCGTCCCCGCGCGGGCCCCGCGACCGCGAAGCTGACCGGGTTCGCCTGGTCGCTCTGCGCGATCAGTCCGGCCTGGAGCGCGGAGTACGGCACGCGGCGCGTCGTGCCGCCGATCAGGCCCGGGACGTAGATCCAGGGCGCGAGGAGCTGCACGTACCGCGCGTTCGTGAGCGCTCTCACGGTCACGGCCAGCGCCGTGATCGTCGACGCGGTCGCGGTGTCGGGAGCGTCCGCGAGCGCGACGCGGAAGTTCGCGGCGGCGTGATCGGCGATCGCCTGGATCGCGGTGATCGTCGTGCGGCCCGGAGCGGCAACCTGCCCCGGCCCCATCGCGACCGTGAAGCGTGCGAGCGCGACGCCGAGCGCCGTGTCGTTCTCGTTCGCGGTGTCGTCCGTGCCGGTCGCGAGCGGAGCGGCGGCGACGGCGATCATCGCGGCCGTGCCGACCGCGACGCGGACGAACTGCGCCGAGTCGCCCCACGACGCGACCTGCGCCGGATCACTCGTGCTCGGGGACTGCTCGGTGTAGACCGTGCCGTCCGTGTCCGTGAACGCGACGAGCATGTGGAACAGGCCGCCGCCGTCGCTGACGATCGACACGTTGACCGCGTTGGCCCACGTGCCGACGCCGTTCGCGGTCACCGTGAACATCGTCCCGACGTTCAGGATCACCTTGCTCGCAGCGGTCGCGCCGGGCCCCACGAGGCGGCTAAACCAGAGCTTCCCGAGGCCCGAGTGGAACGCCGCATCGACCCAGTCGTACGCCATGCTCGTGGTCACGCGCGGGCCGTACAGGCGCGTGAAGTCCGCGAGCGACTGGAGCAGCTGCGGTGTCGTCGGGCCGCGACTGGTGCTCGCGGCCGCGAATGCCTGCCCCGTGTCCGTGTTCGTCACGAACGGCGGGGCGGTATCGACCGTCAGAATGTCGATTCCGGGTCGTGGCATTAGCGCGGCTCCTGACTGCTGCTAGCGGGCACGTCTGCATTGTCGCCCTTCGCGGCGTCCGTCTGCGCTTTCACGCTCGCCGCTGCCGCATCGCGATCGTCCTCGACCTTGTCCGGGTCGACGCTCACGGCCTCGCCGCCGTTCAGGAGCAGCGCGAGCCAGTCCTCGTCCCCCTTCGCGGTGAACGTCCCGCCGCTCGCGACGGGCGCGCCGTCCTTGACGTGGATCACGTGCGTCGTGGGGTTCATGAACTTGCGAGCCATCAGGAAACTCCTTGTCGGGATTGAGCGGCTTGGAGGAGCGCGGCCGCAGCGTCAACGCGCGCCTGCGTCGGCACGCCGAGGTCATGCACGGTGCGCAGGAGCGTCTCGACCGCGACTAGCTCGATGATGCGCCAGCGCTCGTCGTCGACGACTTCTTCGAGCAGTTCGCGCACGTCGTCGGCATCGCCGTTCACGACTGGGCCTGCGCGTCCGTGACGACGGTGTTGGAGGTCGGCAGCGGCGGGTATGCGTACGGCGCGGGGATCGCCGGGTTCGGGAGGTCGCTGATCCCGAGCGGGCCGAAGCGCGCGTTGACCATGTGCTCGACGAGCATGTGCATCGTCAGCGACCCGACCTGCAGGCTGCGCTGCTTGTCCTCGTTCGTGAGGATCCGGTCGTGCCGCTCGTCGAGCCACTCGACGTCGTCGACGAGGCCGAGCAGGTGCCGCTGCTGCATCAGCACGCCGCGCGCGGCGGCGGTGTAGTACCCCGAGAGGCGGTTCGTGTCCTCCAGCGTCGACGCCTGCACGACGCAGAGGACGGTGACCGCCCACCACGCCGCGGCCGTCCCGTCGCCGCGCTTCTCCGTGCTCGTCGTGCCCGGGATCTGTACCACGACGCTCGGGAGGCTCTCCTCGCCCCAGCGCGCATCCCGCCTGTGCGTCGCGACGCTCGCGGGCGGCGCGAGCGTGACCGTCGCGTCCGGCAGCGGGTGCTGCCTCACGACTTCGGCGAGGTACGTCGGCATCCACGCGCGCAGGAGGTTCGCGAGCACGCCTTCGAGCTGCGTGTTGACGAACAGGTCGCCGAACTGGTTCGTGGCCGCGACAGGCATCAGGCGCCTCGGCGCTTGAGGTACGGCAGGGGGTTGCCGGTGCGTACCCAGCCGAGCAGGCTGCGGACGTACGCCTCGCGGCGCTCCTGCGTCAACTCCAGGAACTTCCGCTGCGGCACGCGCCCGTCGCGCGACCCGCGCTGATGCACACCCGCGTGCGGCCGCGTCGTCCCGAACGTGAAGCCCAGCGGCGTGATCTCCCGCACCGCGTAGTCCGCCGTGCCGCTCGTCAGCGAGTCGAACAGGGCGCCCGTCATGCGCAGGATCCGCGTGTCATACCCGTTCCGCGTCTTGTACGCCAACCACGAGTCGGAGAGCTGCTGCCAGCCGCCGCTCGCGTCGCCGCCCTCGGAGTCGAACTGGCCGCGCTCGACGTGCTCCAGGTCGATCATGATCGCTTCCCACACGGGCGTGGCGTTCAGCGCGCGGTCGGTGATCGCGAGCAGCTCGTGATTTATCTGCTGGTCACCGGAGATTTCAGCGGTGAGTCTCACCAGAGTTTCCGCGGGTCGGGGTAGGAGAGCAGGCTGCGTTCGGCGCCTTCCGCGACTTCCGCGCCGACCGGGAATCCCCACTGCGGCTTCGTGCCCTCGTCGGCCGTCGCGATATCGGTGTCGGGGCCGCCCGCGCCGCTCATCGCGATGCACCTCTCGACCATCGGCAGGAGCTTGTCGTACCGCGCGTCGAGGCGCGCGAGGAGCGTCGCGGTGCCGCTCCCGGACTGTTCCGGCCAGTACCCCATCTCGATGCTCGCAGCGGCGTGGAGCGCCACGAGCCGCTGCGCGCCGAGCAGGCACGAGGCGGGCACGACGTACCCGAGCGTCATCGCCACCTCGCCCAGGCTCTTGTCGATGATCCGCTCGACCTGGTCGCCGGTCGGGGTCGTGGCGCTCGTGAACGTGCCGGGGCGATTCCCGCCAGCGTCGAGGACGCGGGCGGGAATCTCCTCAGCGACGTGCTTGACCGTCGGCCGGTACGCGACGACCGGCGTGGCGTCGTCCGTTTCCGGCACGAAGGACACGCCGGGCTACCGCTTAGTGGCGTCGTCCGCGACGACCGTGCCGTCGGGGTTGACCGCGACGGGCGGCGTCTGGTTCGACGAGTCGAACGGGTCGCTGGCGATCGCCTGCTCCGTGCCCGCCTGAGCGGCCGCCGCGGCCTTCGCGCTCGGCCGATTCTTGTCCTCGGGCTCCGTCGCGGCCTGTGCTGCGGCGGCTGCGCGCTTCGCGCGGCGCTCCGCGGCCGGGTCGAGCTTCGCGCTCGGCGACCCCGCGGGCCCCTCGGGGCGCGGCGCGTTCTGGAGCGCCGCGATCTGCTGATCCTTCTGCAGCAGCTCGGCCTGAAGCTCCGCGATCTGCGCGTCGCGGATACCGACCGCGACGCGCGCGTCGTTGAGCGCCGAGTCGACGCCCATCGGGGCGAGCGCGGCCGTGGCCTCGTCGAGCGCGGCCTTGTCGGGATCGTAGTCCTTCGGGTAGAGCGCGCCGAGCCGGTCGAGGCGGTCCTCGTCGGGCTTCCCGAGCGTAACCTCGTCGCCCTGACTGGCCATGCGGTGGACGCCATCGGCGTCGTCATAGGTGATCGCGCCGAACGCGACGATGCGGGTGCTAGCAGCCATGATCTACGCGATCCCCGTGATCTTGACCATCGCGAGCGGCTCGTCGATGTAGAACACGGGCCGCACGCTCGCCTGGATCCACGTCGACTGGATCTCCTCCTCGCGCCACGTGATCGTGCCCAGTGGCGACTCGATGCGCATCCCGCCCGGCACCTGCGCGGCGATCACGTAGCACTGCCCCGCCGGGACGCGGTTCGACACGAACCGCTCCAGGCCGTACATGCCGAGTGCCTCGGTGAGGTTCGTCGCGCCGTACACGAACGCGAGCTGGCTCGCGTCGACCGGGTTCAGCAGCACCGTGTCGAGCACGTAGCCCAGCTCTTGCGTCTGCGTGAGCTGCAGCGCGGCCTGGAAGTCCGCTCCCGGCCAGATCCGCGGGTTCGCGGGCGTCGAGCCGATCGGCATGACGGTGCTCCACGAGTGCCCGGCGATGACCTGCCCCGGCCGGTTCGTGAACTCCGCTTCCATCGTCGCGACCGCGACGGTGTCGATCGTCTTCACCATCCCGTTCCCGAGGCGGCGCAGCGAGTTGGTGAACAGGGACACGTCGTTGCGGTCGCGAGCTTCGTCCGTGATGAAGAATTTCGCGCCCCACTTGGCGACGGTCGCGACCTTGGGCGGGATCCGAGCGTCCTGGATGCTCGGGAACTCGCTGCCCGGCGCGACCGGCTCCGGCATGCGCGTCGGGTAGAGCTGGTTCGTGTCCAGCTGGTCGTAGATCACCGCGCCGCCACTCACGCCGCCGTCAGACGAGAACACCTTCTCGCTCAGGAACTTCTGCAGCGTGATATCGGACAGGTAGTGCGTGATCCGCGTCGGCGACTGGAGGCTGACGTCGACGGTGACCTGGGTACCGCTAAGCGTTGGCGGCCCCAGGGGGTGCTGCATGGTGGGCATTCAGTAACTCCTATTTTCGGGGGCCGCCAGGACCCTCTAGTAGAGCTTGACGAGACAGTCGAGGCCGATCGTCGCGTCGCTCACGGCCAGCCCGACGGGCCGTCCGGCTGCGAGCGTGACGACGCGGCCGACGGAGTCGATCTCCAGCTCCTGGCCGTTCGTGACGGTGCCGCCCGCGGTCACGGGCATGATCATGCCCGGCCCGGTGAGGACGGTCACGACGTCCGCGACGTTGCAGTCCGAGGACGCGACGCCGAGCGGCTTCGTCGCGCCGACCGTGACCGGCGCGATCTGGAGGTTGCCGCCTGCGGGCTTGCTGGCCGCGATCTTCACGAACCGCTTGCCGGTGACCGCCGCGGTCAGAACCACGCCGGTCACGCGCTCGCCGTCCTCGTAGATCGGGATGCACTCGTTGGTGGGAAGCGCCATCTGTGGCTCCTATCTCGTTTCTCGGATTCGGATCAGCTACGCGGGTAGCCGTCCGGCTTCCCGGAGTACCTTCAGCTCGGCGTCGCTGTACCACGACTCGGGCATCCCGAGGCCCGAAGCGTCGCCCTGGCTCGCGACGAGCGCGTCCTCGGTCGCGCCGCGCTGAGCGACGGGCACGACGTTCTCGGGCAGCGCGTCGATCGTGGCCTCGTCGATCGCGCCACTTTCGAGCGCGCTCACGAAATGCTCGCGACGGCTCGGGGCGATCTTGCCCTTACCGATCGCGGCCTCGATCACGCCCTTGCGCTTCGCGTCAGCCGCGCTCGCGGCGATCTCGGCGCCCGCGGTCGCGTCGGCCTGGAGCTTCGCGAGCGCCTCGCCGTCGACGACGGTCAGGCCCTGCTCCTTCAGCTCGTCGAGCGCGGCCTTGCGCGCGTCGTCGATCTTCGACTGCGCGGCGGCCTGAGCGTCCGTCTCGGCCTTCACGCGCGCGGCGTCGGCGGCTGCGGCGACGGCCGCGTCGACCTGGAGCTTGATCGCGTCCGGGTCGCCCTTCGCGGCCTTCTCCAGCTCGTCGAGCTTCGCGAGCACGACGTCGTCGGCCGCGTCCTCGGCGAGGCCGAGCTTCTCCATGTACGCCTTCGGGAACGGCACGATGCTCTCCTTCTTCGGATCGTCGATCTGGGTGGCGTCGCCGTACGCGGCCAGGATCACGCCTTTCGGCGTGCTCGGCCCGTACCAGGTCGCCAGGTCTTTCAGGCCCTTGATGCCGGGCATCGTGACGCCCAGCAGGCCGAACGCGCTAATCACCAGGCGGTGCGTCTTCCCGCTCGGACTCGTCCAGTTCCGCTCACCCTCAATCGAGCGGTTCGGGAGCGCCGCGGGCGCGACGTCCGCGAGCCACTTCGGACAGCCGACCCAGTCGCCCAGGAGCTTCGTGGATCCGTCGGGATCGTCGCGGAGGCGCAGGTTCGCGGCCACACCGAAGCTCGGCTCGCCCGTGTCGAGCTGCTTCTCGTGCGCGAGCTTCGCGCGGGGATAGAGCACCGCCGGGTCCTGCTCCGCCGCTTCGAGCGCGGCCACGAGGTCGTCGCGGTCGATTACCGTGTCGCCGGTCTTCAGGTGGTGAGTACCGGTCGCGGCCAGCTCGACGTCAGGGATCGTGACAAGTTCGACCGTCATCACCCGCATTCTGACTGCCGTTTTCCTCCGCGTGCGCTTTCGGCGGATGGGCCTCGCGGCGCTTGTCGATCCGCGCGCGCGGCGCGCGCAGCCTCACGAGCCCATCCGGGTACCGCATCAGGCGGCTCCAGCCCGAACAGGTCCTACACCACAAATCACACGACCACTCGCGCTCAACGCCTATCTGGAGATCCTCAAAACCCACCACACCATGGGCAGGTGTCGTGCCAGACCTCCGACTCTGGCTCGTACTTCGTTCTCGCCACGAGCGCTAGGCTACACGCCGCGCATCGCCTTGCGTGCTCGGCGGCGGTGGCATTCGGCGCACCGCCGATCGACGACGCCGCTCCGTCAGAGGCGGCGCGCGACGAACACGATCACGACGACGATCAGGATGATGATCAGCAGGCCGTAGAGCGTCATACGGGCCAGGCTACCTGGCCGGGCGGCGGGATCGTCGGCGCGGGGAGCGGGTACGGGTCGTCAGACACGGTGGAACCTTGCGCACGCGCACTGGCCGCAGTCGCGGCCGGGTCGGTAGTGCGCGTGAGCGACGCGCGTGTGCCCGCACTGGCACGAGCCGCGCAGGAGGTTCCGGAGCCACGTCATAGCGGTTACGGTAGCTCGTCGGTGCGTAGCTGCGCCTGCGGGTAGATCACGCGTAGCAGCGCCCAGGCTTGTGGGAGCGTCGCCCATCCAGCGGGCTCGGCGGTGGGGGAGGCGACGATGGCGTCTGCGATGAGCCGCGCGCTGCCCTTCAGGAGCAGAGTGCCGTCGCGCCACGCGGCGCGCTCGGCGCCGCTCGTGAGGGTCACGTAGATCGTCGCCATCGCGACGCGGACACTACTGGGCGAGGGGCGGCTCCGGAAGCGGGGGCAGGCCCGCCTTCGCGCGGAGCGCGTTCGTGCGCTCGACCTGCCACGCGCGTTCCTGCTCTCGCGTCTCGTCAGTCGGGCCGGGATCCTCAATCGGAGCGTCGGGCATGAGCCCAGCCTATCTCGATTGGCGCGTGTAGGCGTCGAAGATCGCGCGGCCCTCGCTGCCGGGCGTGAGGTCGAGCGATCCGTACCAGCCGGGGCCTTTCAGCATCATTTCTTTCCCGGTCATCTCGACGCCGTTCTCGTTGATCAGCAGGCCCGCGAAATCCCATGTGTGCGTCGCCTCGTCGATCAGCTTCATGGACTCCGGATAGGTAGTGCGGAGCGCGAGTTCGGGGCCGGGCACGACTTGCGTGCCGCCCACGTCGATCGTTTTCGGCAGCGTGTCGATCACGCGCTGGTAGAGCTGGGTGCGGAAGCTTTCGCGCATCGAGGTGAGGTCGTGCGGTGGGAGGGCCGGGAAGTTTGGATCGAGTTCGGCGGCGCTCGGGAAGTTGAAGTCGAAGCCGAATCGCGCCCACGTATACCGCCCGTTGTCGCCCGCTGCGGTCACCTCGACGCGCGTGATGCCAGCAGCGTCGTACTCGCGGACATGGCTCGCGAGCAGCTCTCGCGCGATGCCCTTTCCTTGTAGCTCGGGTTCGAGGTGGAACGAGCCGTGCTCGGCCTTGAACGAGTCCGGGCCGGTTTTCCCGATTGCTCGGCTCAGGGTGCCCAGCGATCGGTTGTCGGCGCCGCGGATCGTCGCGCCGATCGCGGTGTTGCTGCCGCTGATACTACCGCGGCTGTTCGCTTCAACGCGGAGTCCGAGTTGAGTGAGCTTCTCGCTCTGCATCATCCCCGTGAGCCGTTCCGCGTCCCAGGACGGGACGCTGCTCGTAACGTCGACGCGGGTACCGGCCCAGACGTCGCGGAGCGCCTGCACGACGAGTCCGCTCGGCGGAGTAGGCGGCGGGGTCTGCGGCGGCGCGCCGGGCGGGAGAGGCTGCTCGCCGCTGGGTGGCGGGATGCCGCGGAACGCATCGCGCGCGTCCGCGGCCGCGCGCCGGTCTATCGCGTCCTGCTGGATCTGCTCGCGCGCGACGCGGTCGGCGATGGCCTGCGCTTGGCTCGACCCGCCGTCGACGGTCGGCGCCGCGACGTCGGCGTACACGACGACGAGACTGCCGCGGCAGTTCTCCCTGCCGTCGCACCACACGTACCCGCCGCCCAGGCCCGGATAGTCGTTCGACGCGTCGTCGAGCGACGCGTACTGCGTCCCGTCGATCGCGCCGCACGGGTCGCACGTGCGGTCGTCGAGTAGTTCCGTGGCGTAGAGGTAGCCGACCTGCTCGCTGAGCGGCGGCGGGTCGCCCTCCGCGGCCTGGATGCCGGGCGTGCCGATCCGGATCATCCGGAAGACGGAGAGGCGGCCTTCGTTCACGCCTCCGGTCGACCCGGCTTTCAGCGTGTTCCGCTCGCCGCGGGTCGGCGCGTCGCCGAGCGCGCGGCTGAGCGCGAGGAGCGCGCTCGTGCGCGTCCCCGCGAGGCGCATCCCTTCGCGCTTCACGACCTGGAGGAGCTGGACTGCGAGCAGGCGCTCTAGGCCCCGTGCGCGGCCGTGTGCGTCCGCGGCGTCCGCTACCGCGACCGGGGTCGGCGCCGCGGGTAGCGTCGCGCCCTGGTCGCGTGCCTCCTGGAGGGCGCCCGCCTGGCCTAGCGCGACCGCCCACACGATCGCTTCGTAGATCGGCTCCGCGGATTGCGGGTCGAGCGCGAGATGGTCGATCCACGACACGTCGGTCGTCGCGGCGTCCGGGATCAGCGTCGCGGCCTGCGCGAGCAGGCTCTTGACGTGCCGCGCGCGGATCCCCGCCCAGGCGCTCACGGCGTGCGCCGTGGCGTCGTCGAACGCTCCGCTGAGCGCCGGGTAGTCGACGCGGGCCGTGGCCTCCACGATCGTGGGGAAGCGCCTGAAAGGCCAGGTAGTGAGCGCGCTCGGGCTACCCGTGGCGTTCGGAGGCACTGAACGCCCTGCCGTCGACGCCGATGAGGACGGGCTCGCCCGTGGCGGTCAGGACGGCGCGCCCGTCGCGGTCGAGCAGCGGCTGTCCGAGCCTCGCCGGTTCGCTCGCGGCGATCCCGCCGGGCGTGACGCTCGCGCTCCCGGGCGGCACGATCGTCGGGGTGGGCGGCGTCGGCGCCTCGGCCGCGAGCTGCTCCGCGCGCGTCTCCGTGCGCGCCGGAATGTGATGCATATCCCGCACCCAGTTCTCCAGCGTGTCGTCGGGCTGCACGACGCCGTCCTTGACCATCGTGCTCAGTAGCTCCATGGAGACGTCGGGCTGCGGGTCGTACACGAGGTGAGGCGTGGGCTCGCCGGGGCCCGCGTTCCATTCGAACCAGCGCTGGATGATCTCGCGCTCCGTGTGGTCGACGTACCAGTCCGCGATCGTGCGCAGCGCGTTGTCGAGCAGGTCGCGGAACGCGTCGCCCAGCGCCCGGTTCCCGGTCGCCGTGGAGCCGAGCATCGTGATCATCTGGAACATGCGGCGCGCCATCAGCTCGTCGTAATACTTGACCGATTCGAGCGGGTTCGTGGTCGAGCCCTGGACGCCCTGGAGCGTCAGGCTGTACCCGTCGGGGAGCGCGCCGCCCGCGGCGTCGCCCGCCCTGTACGCGGCCGCGAGCTGGTTCGCCTGGTCGATCTCGCCCTTCGTCGCGCCCGGCTTCGTGCCGACGATCGGGACGCCCATCGAGTTGCGCTCGTGCCGCATCCGGTCAACGTTCAGCAGGCGCTGCTTGAGCCGCCAGGGGCCGTACAGGCTGCGCATCAGCGAGCGGCCGAACCAGTTCGCGCCCTCCCGATCCCACACGTACGCGGCCAGGCAGGATGCGGGGATCGGCTCGGCGTGGATCGTGAGGTTCTGGACGATCGCGAGCAGCTCGCCGTGCTCCGTGACCTTCAACTGGTTGATCGTCTTCGGCGGGCGCGCGGCGGCGCGGTCGAGGCGCCACTGCCCGTCGATGATCTCGCCGACCAGCTCGAAGTAGTAGTGCCCATAGACGAGGCCGCGGAGGGAGTCGGTGAGGTGCTGCGCGTGGTCGAATAGGCGGTCGCGGCGCTGCGGCGGCGGCGTCGCGTCCGCGCCTGTGTCGAGCACGACGGGCAGGCCGAGGTCGTCCGCGATCAGCTGCGTCAGCGCGGCGTCCGCGTCGCCGCGCTCCAGGCTCCACCGGAACTGGCGGATCGGCCAGCATAGGCCGGTATAGAGCGAGTCGACCTGCGCGTCGTTGACCATCTCCGCGTACACCCGCACCGACCAGGGCCACACGAGGTCGGGGAGGTACTCGTCCATGTCGACGAGCGACGCGCCGCCGAACCCGTGAACGCCGTACGGGTAGAGAGCGCCGATCTCGACGGTGGGCTTCGTGGTCTGCGGTACGTCCCCTAGCAGCGTCGGTGCAGCCATGAGTGGAGGATATCGGTCGGGCACCGCGGCGCACGCTCCGCCCGCGATTGCGAGGGGGCGGTCGGCGTTCGGCGGGAGGCTCTGGCGCCCACGCCGCGGTGCCCTCACCCCGGCGGAGGCGATCGACAGCTAGCGTTCGCCGCGGCCGGGGCTAGCGCGGAACGCTACCGCTACAGCTTCTCGTCGAGCTTCTCGATCACGTCGCTGACGTTCGCGTCCTCGTCCTGTACCTGCGCGACCTTCGCGGCCGCCCACCACGAGCCCTGCCCGAGGATCAGCGCCACGAGGCTGAGGGCGCTCACGAACGCCGTCGAGTAGATCCACCCTGTCGCGATCGCGACGGGCACGAGCAGGCACCAGAACAGCGTGAGGACCGCGTGCGACCGCGGATCGTCGATAGCGCTGCGCAGCGTCACGTGACGGGGCCGCCCTTCTGGCCGGGGCCTAGCTCGCCGCGCGCCGCCATCTGCCGCAGCATCACCTCGTGGATACGGTCGAGCCTGGTGCGGGCGCGCGCGGCGTAGAGAGCGTCGAAGCTGACGGAGAGCTGGTTGTCCTGCTTCTGCTCGCCGCTCGCGCTCCAGTTCGTCGACCCGTCGAACACGATGTACCCGTCGACGATCCCGAGCTTTAGGTGCGATATGGCGGAGTGCTCGCTCGTGCCGATCGCGATGCGGCTCATTGCCGCGGGCTGCCACTTCGCGAGGAGCGCTTTCTCGTGTACGCCTCCGGCCTGGCTGCGGTCGAGGCTCATCTGCACGAACACGCCGGGGTCGTCGACGTGCTTGCGGATCTGCGCGTCTAGCTCGTCGTCGTCGTACCCGAACATGTTCAGCGCGAGGCTGTGCGTGGCGCTCGCGATCACGAGCTTCAGGACGCCGTGGACGTCGTCGACGCCCGCGAAGAAGTCGCGGCGCGTGGTCGAGTAGGGCGCCGGGAACGGCGCGGCCGCGAACCTGTCGAGACTGGCGGCGGTCAGGAGCGATCCCATGCCCCGTAGGATCGCAGCGCGCGACTACCGCGCCGCGCCTACGGGGCTGGGTGCAGTTGGATCGTCTGGCCGTGCGCGTCGAGGCAGCCGACGCGGCCGAGGCACACGTCTCCGTGTAGCACCCCGGCCGAGGCGAGCATGAGCAGGAGAACGATCGCGCCTGTCCAGACCGCGAGCGCCCTCATGTGTTCTCCTTGGCGGGTTGCTCGTCGCCACGCGCAGACAACGACGCGTCAGGCACGAGGCGAATCTGCAGCGGATTGGATGATGTGTTCGGGCTGTCGTTGTCCCAGAACTCGTCCAGCACACAGGCGTCGAGCGTGGCGAGTGCGGCTACCGCGTCCACGAAATCCGGGCAGGGACCTCGCTGGCCGCAGAGAGTGCACCACGGGCTATCCGTGTGCCTGTCCCGGATGGCTTCCAGGTGCTCGCGGATGCTGCTCACGGCTTCGCCTCCACGGGCCACTCGCGCCGCCCGCCGCCGCGGGCACGCTCGCCGATCAGCCACGGCGCGTACCGGTGCGCCGTAGCGATCAGCGTCCAGAGCGCGATGCCATGATCCTCAGCGATCATCGCTAGCGGCTCTCCCGCCGCGTACCGATCGAGGCGATCCTGGATTACCTCGGGGGCTAGGCGGGGAGGCACGGGCTAGTCCTCCTCGCGCGGGTCGTGCGGCGCCGTCCAGCCGCACGCGTCCTCGCACGCGTCGTCGTCGTCGAGGCCCGCGCCGCACCGGGGGCACTCGGGCGGGTCGGGCTGCGTGAGCCACGCCGCTTCGGCGCGGCTCCAGGCTGCGTCTCCGGGCTCCATTACGCGCGCACCTCGCGGCCGCACCACTCCTCGACGACGCTCACGTCCACGTCGTCGCTCAGGCTGACCGTCTCGCCCGTACGGCGGTCGAGGCCCGCGATCACGAGCGCGCCCGCGATCCAGTCGCCGAGGAACAGGCCCGTTCCCGGGCGCAGCATGCGCGTCGCGCGATCGTTCCGCGGGTTCGCGTCCTGGTCGAACTTGCCCTCCTCGTTCACGTACAGGGTCACGTCGTCCGGCGCGCCGCTCCAGGGAACGGCCTCGATCAGGCCGCCGACGAGCGCCTGAAGCGCGTCGAGGTACCCGTCGCTCGGGTTTCCGGTCAGGCCGATTTCGTGGATCGGCTCCTCCGCGTTGGCCGGGATGACGATGGCGCGGACGGTCTGCATGCGAGTGCTCATGGTTCCCCTTCCGAGGGATGGGATCAGTGGTTGCGTACGATCGTAGCCTACCGTAGTTCGAGGCGCCGGAGCCCGTCGCTCGACTCGACGACGAACCGCACGTCGAGGTACGGGTCGCCCGGGTCGACGTCCCAGAGGCGCTGAGCCTCGTCGACGGCGCGGTCGCGAGATAGGTCGACGAGGACAAGCTCGCGCTCCGTGCCGCCCGGGAAGTCGCCCACGATCTCGCGGATCACGTTCCACGTGCTCATCGCTGGCCCCGGCCGACGTGGAAGCCGGTCGCCTCACGGTGCCGCTTCGACCGATTCCCCGCGATCGCGATCGCGCTCGAAAGGTCACGCGCGCGGATCCCCTCGCGGCTCAGCTCGTCGCCTTCGACGTTCCAGTACACGACCGGGAACACCAGGAACGCGGGCAGCGGGTCGTGCCCGTTGCGGCCGCTCTCGATGCGCGCCGCGATGCGCATCTCGGCCGGGTCACGCGGGTGGCTGACGAACGGGTGCGGACTCACGTGGTGGCCTCCTCGTCGATGATCACTTCGAGCGCGAGCCGCGACGTCTCAACGAGCCACACCTCGCGGAGCCGTCGGCGCCGGATGGGGCGCCAGCGCGGCGTGCGCTGGAACGCGTTCTGAGCGGCCACGCAGACCGCGACGCGCGCGTCAAACTCATCCTCGCTCATCGCGAACAGCGTCAGGTCCGCCACCCGCTCCCAGGAATACGCGCCGTCGCGCCAGCGCACGTCGACCATGAAGTCGTGCTCGTCGCGGCCTTCGTAGAGCGGCAGTACGCGCCCGACCGTCCCGACCCGGTCGCCGAGGCGGCACTCGCACCCTTCGGGCGTCGCGCGGTTAGGCTGCTGGTTCACGAGCAGTCGACCCAGCGCATCGCGGTCGCGAGCAGGTTGTCGTAATCACTGCTGGTCGCTTCGACGCGGAACTGGTCTAGCTCCGCGCGGGGCACGCGCGCGTCGCGCAGTGCCTTACTCACGCGGCCGAGGATACTGAACGCGTTCCCATCGAGCCCGCTCAGCTGGACGTGCACGTCGGGATACCGCGGATACGGCGGACTGGTGTTCATGGTGCGTCCCCTTCCATCGGGATACAGGTATCTACGTACGATCGTAGCGTATCGGGTGGGGGATTGCTACTCCTGCTCGTCGATCGGGATCACGAGGACGCGCACGCCGCGCTCCTTCGCGGGCGGCTGGGAGCGCCAGAGCCACTGCGGCGCGAGCGGCGTGACCCACGCCACGCGCGGCGTGGAGCCGCCCGTCGAGCGGTCGCAGCGGTCGAACGCCGCGAGCATCTCCTCCGTCGACACCTTGCCGATGCGCTTGCGGCACTCGGCGCAGTGGCCGCTTCCCGTGTCGACGTCGCCGCGCTCAGCGCCGCAGCGGCAGGGCAGGTGCGAGTACGTCACCAGCGCTCCTCCCACGGGGCGCGGCGGCTGCTGATCTCGCCGCGTGGTTCGCGGCCCGCGTTGGCCTGAGCGACCGCGAGGTGCTCCTCGATCGCCGCGCGGCTCGGGGCGCCTACGTCGAGGAGCATCACGACCGCGTCACCCCGATCCGGCGAGCGGCCGTTGAGGCGCTTCTTCGTGTCCGCCTTCGGCTCCAGCACCATCCGTCCGCGCGAGTCGAACTTGTACTCGGGCGCGACCAGGTCGGCCGTGAGCTGCTCGTCAGGCCGCCCCGTGACCGGGTCGTCGCGGAGGATCACGTACTCGTCGAGGGCCAGGCTGAACTGGTGCCACGCCTCGCTGCGGCGGTTGAGGTAGTGCTCCTCGTCGATCGGTTTCGACCCGCCGTTGAACGGCACGATGCTGACGCGATCCGAGACGATCTCGACGAGCTGGTCGGTCACGCCGCCGCCGACGCCGACGTCGTCGACGACGATCGTGACGCTCAGCGCGTTGTCGTCGAGGAGCCGCTGCGCGTGCCGAATCGCGATCCCGACCGTCTCGGTCGTGGAGCGGCCGCTGTAGGAGTCGACGATGCTGATCTCGTCGCCGCGGAGCTGCGCGATACTCGTCTCGTCACTGCCGTAGCGCGCGACGTCGATCGAGAGCACGGGGTGAGCGTCGAGCATCGTCGCGGCCGGGTCGGGTTCGCGGCGCTGCGCGCGCTCGACGTCGCCGAGGCTGATCATCGTCACGTCCGAGGTGCTCGGGAAGTTCCCGAGGACGCGTACCTGGTAGAGCGGGTGATCCTCGCCCCACGCGGCGCGCCTGCTCTCGACCCACTCGGGCTTCGTCAGGTGCCGCCGGGCCCTGTCGTTTACGGGCTCGCCGGTGAACAGGGGCGAGTCGAGCACGCTGATGTGCACGTGGTTGCTCGACTCGACGTTGGCCTCGACCGTGAACGCGCGGTAGAACTGGCCCGCGGTCTGCGTGGGGTTGCCGATCGCGAGCAGGTGAGCGCCGCCGCTCGTGAGGTTGCCCTCGGCCGCTTCGTAGATCTTGTCGCTCACGCCGCTGGCCTCGTCGACGATCAGCAGCAGGTGGTCGGAGTGGTACCCCGCGAACCGCTCCGGCTCGTCCGTGGACTGGCCGAGCATGAACCAGTCCTCGGCCAGGTCGATCCCGACCTGCTTCGCCTCCGGCAGAGGTTCGTACGCGACGCCGAGGCCATCCATTGCGCGCTGGATCGCGTCGCGCGCGGCGTTCCACGCGACGCGGATCTCGCGCCACAACACCTCGCGCACCTGACGGCCGGTCGGCGCCGTCGTGAGCACCGTCGAGCCCGGGAACGCGAGCGCGAACAGTGGCGCGACCGTCCCGGCCGTGAACGTCTTCCCGATCCCGTTCCCGCTCCGCACCCACGTGTAGTCGTGCGCGAACGTGGACAGCACGATCTCCGCCTGCTTCGACCAGAGGTCCCTGCCGAGTAGCTCGCTCGCGGCGCGTACCGGGTCGCTCCTGATGTGCTGGCCGAGGTTCCAGAGGCCCGCGTCTTCGAGGATGCGCCGCTTGCGTGCGTCGACGAGCGTCGCCATCAGGCTTCGTGCCGCTCGCGGCCGTCGAGCGAGTGGTGCGTCACGAGCCACCCGATCGACCCGTCCTCGCGCTTGATTGGCTCGACTTCGGGGCCGCAGATGCAGTCGTCGCCTTCGAGTTCGTGCTCGATCAGGTCGTTCAGCGGGTAGACGTGCTGCGTATCGGGGTCTGGGTTAGGCATCTTCGGGGTCTGGTTCGCCTGCGACGCGGCCCGCGAGCCACGCGAGCAGCGGCACGGGCTCGCCGCTCGCTTCCGTCGCGGCGTGCTGGAGCTGCGCGATCGAGCTGGGCACGCCGAGCGCTTCGCGTTCGACCTTGGCGGCGGCGACCATCAGGCTCGCGATGTTCTGCGGCGTCAGCTCTAGCGGGCTCATGCCCTGGGCGCGTTGCAGGATCTTCGTGTACACGATCGCGGCCGCGGCGGCGTGGCGGCGGTTCATGCTCTCGACCGCTTCGAGTCTCGCGGTGCGGTTGCGCTCGTCGATCGCGTCGTCCCACGCCTGGCTGCGCGCGACCCACTGGAATCGCGACGAGTACTTCTGGATTTGACGTAGTTGGCTCGTCTTTTTTCCGACAAGCACTCGGATCGAGCGCTCGCCGGGTGGCGTGTCGCGGTACCGCGTGAACCAGTGGAACGCGGTGTTCGACTCGCCGGGCAAGCGTTCGTACGGTACGGGGGGGCGTTGTGGGTCGAGTGGCGCTTCGGGCGCCGCGAACGGCTTGGGTTTCGGGGTCACGGGGGTTTGATCGTACAACGCGCAACGCCCGCGACGCCTAGGGGGTGTCGCGGGCGTTGTCGTCTCGCGGGCCGCTCCGGCCCGGCGCGAGGCTGTTAGCGCCGTAGGGCGCGGCGGATCGCTGCGCGCTGGCGCGCGCTGGTCGCGTTGAGGCGCTCGGTGCGAGCGTTCGTGCGCTCGACGAACGTCTTGCGGGGCGCGCGCGGCGCGCGCTTGCGGCGGATCGCGCGCGTCGCGTCGAGGGTTAGGAGCGCGGCGGCGCCCGCGGCGGTCAGGACGAGGTAGCCGATCCAGCCGAGGCTGAACGCGAGGCCCGCGCCTTCGACGATCACGCCGAGGCCGAGGTAGATAGCGCCGCGGCGGTGGTCGAGGTGCTTCCAGGCGAGGTAGCCCCACCACGCGGCGAGGCCGAGGACGATGAGGATGATCACGATGGGCCTCCGCGGAAGTTCACTGCGCGTGCTTGGCCCGCGAGGCTGCCGTCGTCGTCGTACACGAGCTGCGCGAGCAGCTTGCCCTGCGGGTCGACGACGCCCGGTGGCCTGTGGTCGAGCGCGGCCCTGATCGACGGGTAGAGCACGAACGGCGTGCCACGCTCGACGCGCCAGGCGTACTCGTAGTGCGCGGTGCGGCGCTGCGGGTCGGGCCGCGGGTCGACGTGGTTCATGTTTTTCCCTTTCGCGCTAGGCGCATCTTTCGGCAGGCGCGGCAGCGCCTGTCGACGTAGCCATTCGAGCGATGCGCGAATTCGAGGTTCTCGCCGCTCAGGGGGTGGCCGCGGTAGCAGTGCGTCCGGTGATGCTCCGCCTTGTGCTGGAGCGGCGTCAGCGCGATCAGGTGCAGGGGATCCCAGCAGTCGGGCTGCTCGCATCGGTGATGTACCGGCTCGCCTTTCGGCACGGGGCCGTGGACGTACTCGTAGATGATGACGTGCACGGCCTTTCCGGCGCCGACGTCCCCATAGCCCTTCTTCGATCGGTACCCGGTGAAGACGCGGCAGGGCGTGATGTAGCCGCGATCCTCGCGGCGACTCTTCGCGCAGATGCGCTCGATCGGCGTAGTTCCGGAGCGCGGCGCTCCTCCGCCCTCCGGATCGCCGTAACGCTGCCAGCGATGGTAGTGCGCGCCGCACAAGCCGCGTATCTGTACGTATACGGGCCGGTCGCAGCTTTCGATCACGCAGATACGGTTGGTCGTCATGGGGCTACCATCACGATCCGGACGGGCGTGATGAGGCGGACGTGGGCGTTCCGTCGATGGTGGGTGCGCGTAGCGAGCGGCTTTACTGTTCCGACTGTGAACCAATCACAGACGTGGCCGGTCTTGAGCGCTTCGCAAACGCATTCCCACAGCGTCCCGTCGGGTGCGTGGTAGAAGTCCATGCGGTTCGCGAGCGTGCAGGGCCGATCCGGGTACGGCCCGGCGGGCGGCAGCTCCTCGGCGTGGCTGATGCCCGCGATGATCGCGATCCACATCACCGCGCCGATGAGCGCGACGATCGCGAGGGTGCGGAGCGTCACGACGACGCCTCGTCGAACCAGCGCGCGCGGCCCGTCTCGGGGATCACGTCGTCGCTGCGGGGCGTGCTGACGACCGTGAACGCGTCGCCGTCGTCGAGGCAGAGGCCGAGGTGCTGGCCGGTGTCCCACGCGACGTGGATCGTGTCGACCGCGTCGACGCTCGTGACCGTCCCGAGCGTCCCGGGCTTCAGGTGCGTCCAGGGGTCGTTGCAGTG